CGAAAAGATCCTTTTCGAAACCATCGATCGTATCTCTTCCGATAGGCTTTCTTAAGTGCAGCAGTACGATAGACGATATGAGCGAACTGCTCAAATGCGTCTTTAGTACAACTCCACTTATTACTCGCCAATCTGGCTTCGACAGAGTTTTGACCTCTAGTGGGCTCGAAAGAGCTTCCTGGGCCAAATCCGTCAAAGACAGGTCGGAAGATTCGCCCCTTAAATGCCTTGTGGCATTCATGACGAGCTTTGTACCACTCAGGTGAGGGTAAGACGATTTCATGGGGTAACCTCTTATCGTTTCCTAAGAAGGAAAGCCAACAGGCTTCCTTTCTATCAGAATTACGACTAGAGGAAGGCACTTCCATCTTCTTCAGATAGCGCTTTTGCGCGAACTCTTCGGAAAGTGATTCAGGTTTGGTAAACTTGAATCCTGGAAGTATCCCTTGATATGCACGGATGGTGCTTTCAAGGATTTCCATGATAGTCTCACCTAGTTCAGATCTGGTTAGGATTCACAGGGACCGCAGCCGGGGGAAACCCCGTCGCAGTGTGATCAGTACCAATCCAGGTCGGAACCTGAGAGCACATCGCAGAGACGATCTCAGCCAGACGACTCGAGGACGCCGAGCTACCAGAGACCCGAAGGCGAACAGACAGAACATCAACGGCATTAACTTCGTTGATGGTTACATCGTTGTCGTCATTATAAATGACTTCATGGATGTAATTCTGAACTGGCACGCCATTCAGGGATTTCTGGGACGAGGTTGTCTTAAAGCGGACAGTAAAGTCCGGCTTCGAGGGATCAGAATAGATCTGACCGTCTGCGAGTTGTCGATACAATTTAGTATTGACATTACTCATGATAGCCTCCTTAGGGCCTGTGAAGCTTCTTCGATTAGCAGAGCAACGCTAGTCAAATAACGCTTCCAATTAAGGGATGGTAGGAACGTCAGCTCAACGCTTGACGGGGTACGACGACGTCGACGATAGGAGTTAGTTCGTGTGACGCTCAAGGAAAGAACGCCACTCCTAACACTACCTTTCATTATACTGTAGTTGATAGTGCCGCAATTACTCGGAGGACTGCCAGTATTGACATTCCTTGCGAAAATTTGGCGCTCGTCAATCTTCCAGTGTAATGTCGAAGTCACCTGGTAATTTTCCCTCACAGAGACACATCCATCTGCCTCGGCCGCAGAAACGAGCCCAGACAGAATTGCAGTGATGTAATCTCCCACGTTAATGAACCAATCAACAACAAAGGAGTAAGGAATTAGCTCCCAGGTTGTTTTGAAAAGGTTCAGACTAACGCGATCAAGTGAGGGATGTCGACCTTTCCAATGACCCTTGCAGGTAATCCTCGAGAGGATTTCACCGTTAATCTGGTCATGGAAGTAGATGTCGGGGACTGTAGAGGGCAACCCACTAGAAATCGGGGAAGTAATCCTCCGTCTAACCGTAAGGAATTTATCGTGCTTTTTCAGAAGCTCGATTAGATCCTTTGCGGAGTAGATAAGAGGCATTATTCCGTATTGATATTCTAGCCATTTAGATGAGACAAGTCGATTTTTCTCGACAATGCTCAAATTAGATGATTGAATCTTCTTGCGAATTTCTAAGAATGATTCAAGGGGATGTCGTACAGCCCGAAGAATGTCCGCCATCGTGGCAATCGTCTTACTAAGTTCCGCTACCTCAGTTGCTAA